TGTTCAATATACATGAACGACGGAAGCACGGATATAAACGTAACAGAATATGCGGTATTTGGTCAAGATTTAGAATACAATAACACGCAATGGTCGTTGAACTTCGGGCAAGAGATAAGTTCGTTTTACCTTACAACAATTCCAAACGCATTGTTTGACGTTTATTACGCTCCGTATATTTTAAATATGTTCAACCTTCAAAACAGGCTAACGGAAGTAAAGACGATACTACCTATTTCACTACTTACAAAACTAAAATTAAACGATAGGTTGGTAATTCGTGACAAACGATACGTAATTAACGAAATGAAAAGCAACCTAACAAGCGGGGACGTTATGTTTACGTTGCTGCATGATTTTAGACCTTTGAGAAAACGGAAACCAATAATTATAAAACCCGGAACACTTATACATAAAGAACCTATTTACTTTCCAAACGGAGTTGAGCAAGTTGATATTGACGTTTCGTTGACACCGATAACCGTAGACTTCCCAGTTCTAACAAGCGAAGAAATAGCAACGTTTACAATACCTGCAAATAATAATTACCCGGAATCAATAAGCGACGAAGCGTTACTAAATGAAATAATTAGCGAAGACGGCGGAGATGTTTTGGTTCAGGAAGGCTACGGATTTATAAACTATGTTGTTCCGATAACATACACTTATGAAAATGGGGACGTAGAAAACGACGAAATAATCTTTTTCACATGATTGAGCAGATATTACAAATGTTGCGGTTGACCGAACACTACGGAAAACACGAAGCAATAGAGATTGCAAAAGGACGAAACAAAATACCGAAGACAGTTAAAGAGGTATTTGAGCAAGCACGACGACAAAAACATTTTAAAAAAATTAAATAATGGCTGAAGAATATAGCGTATCGTTAAAGGTTGACAGTAAGGACGCAGTACAAGGTTTAAACGAAGCAAACAAGGCGGTAAATGCGTTAGATAAAGAGTTCCAAGACCTTGTTCAGGAAATGAACGGCGACGCGGACAAAGCGTTCGAAAGTATTCAGAACAAAATGTTAGCGTTAGCGCAAGCGGGTAAGCGTGGAACGGAAGAATATAAGAAGTACGCCGAAATGTTGGGGCGTGTTAATCAGGCTACAAACGTAGTTGATAAAGATATTGAGAACTTTAGTGCTTCGGTTAACGATGTTTCCGCGAACATTTCCGTAATGGAAGACCGTTTATATGAATTGGCGGTACAAGGTAAACAGGATTCGGAAGAGTTTAAGAATTTAGTACAACAAGTCGGTAAATTAAAGCGTGCCATTGTTGAAACCGATATGGTCATTGAACGTGCGGCTACTACAAACATGGATTTGGGGCAGCAGGTCGGTTTGTTGGAAGACCAACTTTACCAACTTGCAATAGAGGGGAAGCAAAACACGGCTGAATTTCAAAAGTTAGCACAGGAAGCGGGTAAGTTAAAAGGTAAAATTGCCGAAGCGGATATTGCGGTGGAAGAGTACGCAATAACTAACGCAGATTTAGGGCAAAAGGTAGGTATTCTTACAAACAAAATGTACCGACTAGCCGAAGCGGGAAAGATGAACTCAAAAGAGTTTAGGGATACGGCAAGGGATGCGGCGGCGGCACAGCAACAATTGAACCGTGTCGACCTTACAATGGAAGCTATGTCAATGACCGGGGCAATGAGGTTACAAACGGCAATGGGTGGGGTACAAGGTGCGTTTGATTTTGCTAACGGGGCTATGCAATTGTTCGGTATTGAAAGCGAAGCGGCACAAAAAGCCATGATGAAGTTTCAAGCGGCTATGCAAATGGTTACAGCCATAAACACTATGCAGCAGGCATTACCCGCAATTACAGCTATTAAAAACAATGTAGTCGATTCATTTACCAAAATGACGGCGGCAAGCAAAGCGTTTATGGTTGCGGGAATAGGTGCGTTGATTGTAGGTATTCAGTTATTGTATTCCAATTGGTCAAAAATTAGCGAAGCGTTTGCAAGTTTTACACCGAAGCAACGTGCGTTAAATGCCACGGTGAATGAATACAAAGAAGGGGCTAAAACGGCTCGGATGGAAACTGAAAAAGTTGCCAGTGCGTTTGAAGCGGCACGAAAGGGTACGATGTCGAAAGAGCAAGCGTTAAAAACGTACAACGAAACGCTGGGTTCGACGATGGGTAAAACCAATGACCTAAATAGAGCCGAGGAAATGTTTATTGAAAAGAAAGAAGCATATGTACAAGCGGCGGCATTAAGAGCACAGGCAAACGCATTGATGGCAAAAGCAGCGGATGAATACGCGAAACAAGTCAGTGCACAAATGGAAGACCAACGAAACATGGGAGAACAAACATTGTCTTTGTTGGGTAAATTCGCAAAAGGTGGAACGCAAATTTTGACTGGTAACAATGTGTATATTACACAGCAGTTCGACAAAGCACAAACAAACCTATATAACAATGCTCAAAAGAGAGCAGAAAAAGACGCAAAGAAAAAACAAAAGATTTACAACGATGCGTTCAAAGATATTATTAAACAAGCTGAAAGCGTAGAAAAGAAATACAATCTAACAAGCAAAGAACAAAACGCAATAGATGAAGAAGCGGCAAGAAAAGCGGAAGAAAGAGCGCAACGGGCAAGGGAACGGGCGCAAGCGGAAGCGGACGCAAGGAAACAGGCGTTAGCGGATATTTCTGCGGCGTTAGCTGAATTTGACGAACAACAATTATTAAGAACGAAAACCGAAGAAGAAAAAGAAATTTACGCGGTTGAAAAACGATACAAAGAACTAATAAACAAGGCTAAAAAATACGGACAGGACATAAGTAAAATAACGAGCGCACAGGAAACGGAAATACGACAAATTAAAGAAAAGTTCGCAGCCGAAGCCGAAGCGCTACGTAAACAAAAAGCGGAAGAAGAGTTAGCCGCATATAACGAACAGTTAGCCAAAAGATACGAAATAGAAGACCAACAGTATTACAGGTTACAGGAATTAACACTAAGTCAAAACGATTTTGAAAGATACCAACTTCAATTAAAGTTTGATGAAGAAATAAAAGCAGCCGAAGGAAACGCGGAACTAAAAAAGGCGTTGGAAGAAAAGTATTTGCAGGATTTAGCAGCCATAACAAAACGCGAAAACGATGCAATGGCAGCGGAAGACAAAGCGAATAAAGACGCTGAAAAAGAACGAATAAAAAAGCTAAATGATTTTAGAGTTCAAGCCGTTTACGATTCACTAAACATCATTTCGAACTTAACAGAAATGTTTGCTGGTAAGTCAATAGCACAGCAAAAGAAAGCGTTTAAAATACAAAAAGGCGTACAAATTGCACAGGCTATTATGGACACGTACAAGGCGGCAAATGCAGCGTTAGCGTCGTCTCCACCACCGTTTAATTTCATTGCGGCGGGAGCGGCAATAACGGCGGGATTGTTAAACGTTAAAAAGATAGCAGACCAAAAGTTTGAAGCGGCTACGTCAGGTGGTGGCGGCGGTGGTTCAACGTCAGGTGGAGTAACGGCACCAGTGCAAAGCCCTGAATTTAACATTGTAGGAAATGCGAACGTAAACGCTTTGAGTCAGTTTGCAAACACCCCTATTCAAACGTATGTAGTAAGCGGCGACGTAACGACAGCACAGGCGTTAGACAGGAACAGAATATCAAATGCGACATTGTAGAATTTTTAAGTTATGAAATTATGGAAGTGATAGAATTAATTTTAGACGAGGACAATTTAAAGCAGGGCGTTTATGCGGTTAGCGTAGTTGAACACCCGGCAATAGAGGAAGATTGGGTTGCCCTAAACAAACACTACGTCGAATTAAAAGAGGTCGACGAAGAAAAGCGTTTGTTGATGGGTGCGGCGTTGATTCCCGATAAAAAAATTCTAAGGATTGACGAAAAGACGAAACAGGAATACTACATATTTTTCACAAAGGAGACTATTCGTAAAGCGTCCGAACTATTCTTAAAAAGAAATAAGCAATCAAACGCAACCTACGAACACATGAAAGAGGTTAACGGAATGACCGTTGTAGAAAGTTGGATTGTTGAAGACGAAAAGAAAGACAAAAGCGCATTTTACGGGTTTAGTCTTCCCGTCGGTACGTGGATGATTTCAATGAAAGTTGATAACGAAGACGTTTGGCAGAAAGTAAAAGCAGGTGAAGTCAAAGGCTTTTCCATTGAAGGGTATTTTGAGAGCAAAGAAGAACTAAGTAAACACGAATCTATTGTTGAACAAATAAAAAACATACTAAATGCCACCGAGAAGTAGAACCAAAGAAAATGTACAATTTGGCGTACAAGTTGAAAACGTAAGTTCAGAAAAAATCGCAAGTACGTTAGCAGAAGATGGAGCGTTAATAGAAAGTGAAAATAAATACTACGCAGGAGTTCAGGGTCAATGGCGACAGTTCGCACCTATTGATAATTCAGCATTAGATACAGGCTGGGCGCGATACGACGACGGACAGTACGTTGGTGAAAACACGTATAATTTTACAACCGCACCTTTTACGGTACAAAATGACGGAGCAGTAAAGATTGATAACTACGCTTTGTCAATGTATGGAGTGAATGAATTTACCTTACAAGAAAACGCAACGTATTGTATTACGATATGTTTTAAGGGTTATTTAAACACGAGCAACGGACACATGGAAATGTATTTGAACTGCCCTACTGACCCAGACTATTCAAACATAGCCGACGTACTTATTTTCCCAAAAGGAAACGGCGTAGAACATAAGTTTTGTAAAACATTTCATTTGTACGCGAACGAAAACGCAGCAAGTGACGGGTTGGTTTTAAAGTTTGAACCTTCTCATTCAGGTTCTTTGTACGACGTAATATACTTTATAGAAAAGATAAGCAATGGCTAAAGGAGAAAAAGCGTTAATGAGTCCGATAGGCGGTAATCGTGGATGCCTATGTAAAGACAACACGTACAAGCGTGAGTGCTGCAATGGTGGGTTATGGGAACAGGGCGTGGGTAGTTTAGTTAACCAAACGCAGAACACGACTATTAAGACTACTCAAACACGAACACGAAGTAGCAGTTACAACTAAAAATGCAACAATATAAACCCAATAAGTTAATAAGTTATGAATAAACACGTATTTGAAAAGATAGCGAAGTTAGGAAAAACCGAGTTATCAGAGGTAAATGTAGAGTTAGCTTCTATTTTAAGATTAAATGAATACAAAAAATGGTTAGAAGAAGATAAACAAAAATATCTACAATTAAGACAAGCAATTGAAAAAATACAAAAAGAGTATTTTATGTTAAGTGGCAATTCTGTATTTATCGAAACTGATTTAGAAAATTTTGCTAAAAAAGTAGAGGAATTATCTTTAGACCCTAATATATCTACGGATTATAAAGAAAGTAAAAAGATACTTGATGAAATGCAAAAACAAAATAAATTTTTTGGAGACTTTAAGAAAAAACATAATTTATAAAAAGTTAAATGATTATGAACGCAAAACAAGCAATAAAAGAAATCAAGACGCTTTTAGGAATAGAAGTGAAACTTGAACAAGCACGTTTGGCAGACGGAACAACCGTTATTGAGGCGGAAGTGTTCGAGCCGGGCGCAGAGGTATTCGTAGTAACGGAAGAAGGTAACGTCCCCGTTCCCGTTGGTGAATACGAAATGGAAGGCGGCGAGTACATTCTTGTCGTTGAAGAAGAAGGTATCATAAAAGAAATAAAAGAAAAGGTTGAAGAAACAACTGAAGAAGAGGTTGTAGAAGAACCAGCAGCGGTTGAAGAAGAAATGAAAACCGAAGCACCACAGCCAAAGAAAACAATCGAATCTATTATCAAAGAAACGTTGTTTTCAGAGGTTGCAAAAATGCGTGAAGAAAACGAAACGTTGAAAGCTGAATTGAAAGCCGTAAAGACGGAATTAGAAAACGCAAGTTCGGTAAAACCTATTTCTTACAACCCCGAAAACGAGCAACCAACACAAGTATTCAAATACTCTAAAAATAGGGCGCAATCGTCTTTGGATAGGGTACTAAACAAATTGTATTAATTCTTAATTTAAAATAAAATGCCAACAACAGTTAACAACACTACGTCCTATGCAGGTGAATTTGCAGGGAAGTACATCGGTGCAGCTCTTTTGAGTGCTAACACCATTGAAAACGGCGGGGTAACCGTTATGCCCAACGTAAAATACCGAAGCACGGTAAAAACTCTTTCATCAAGCGGTTTGATTGCAGACCAATCATGTGATTACACCCCAACAGGTGAAATCGTTCTTGCTGACAGAGTAATCGAACCCAAGTACTTACAAGTAAATGCCACTATTTGCCGTACTGAATTTGAGGATGATTGGGAGGCGGTTCAAATGGGATATTCTGCATTTGACGTATTGCCAAAAAACTTTACAGACTTCTTTATTGCCCGTGTTTTGGGAACAATGGCAGAAGGTACTGAAACATCTATTTGGATGGGTGACGGCGCAAACGCTGGTGAATTTGACGGACTTTTCTTTACTGCATTAGGTGAAGCGGGTACAGGTATTCCAGTTGCACAATGTGTAGGAGGTACAGCTATTGACCCTACTAACGTTATCGCTGAATTAGGAAAAGTAGTTGATGCTCTTCCGTCAAGACTTTATGGAAAAGAAGGTTTGAAAATCTACGCTCCACAAAACGTTGTTCGTGCGTATGTACGTGCATTGGGTGGGTTCACTTCAGGTATTGGTGCTGCGGGTATCAACAACCAAGGTACTACATGGTACAACGGAAACGCGAACGCTTTAACTTTCGACGGTATTCCTGTATTTATGGCAAATGGTTTGGCTGCCGATTCAATGTTGGCAACTACCAAAGAAAACTTGTTCTTCGGTACAGGTCTACTTTCTGACCATAACGAAGTTCGTGTTTTGGACATGGCTGACCTTGACGGTTCTAAAAACGTTCGTTTTGTTGCACGATACACTGCGGGAACTCAAATCGGAATTTTGGAAGACTGCGTTATCTACGACGTTACTCTTTAATACTAACCTTTAAAATTTAAAACTATGTCGTGTGATATTAGCAGTGGTAGGTTAGAAGCCTGTAAGGATTCGGTTTCGGGTATAGACGCAATTTATATAATAAATTATGGGATTGCATACCCGGACGATGTAACGTTTGATACTACGCCACCTACACCGGGTTATGAGGACGTGATTACGGCAGTTGCGGGAGTTACTACACTTTACAAGTTTGAGTTGAAAGGTGCGAACTCTTTCGAGCAAAACATTCAATCTTCGCGTGATAACGGAACAACGTTCTTCGAACAAGTTTTGGTTGCACAATTGAAGCGTCAAGACATCGCAACACACAAAACGGTTAAGTTACTTTCTTACGGACGTCCGCACATTGTAGTACGTGACAGAAACCTAAACTTTTTCTTAGCTGGACTTGAAAGAGGATGCGACGTTACTGCGGGTACTTTTTCAACTGGGGCTGCCCTTGGAGATTTTTCGGGTTATAATTTGACATTTACGGCCATGGAGAATACCCCGGCGCCGTTCTTGGATTGTAACGACGAGGCGTCATTGGCTGCTTTGTTTGGTGGTGCAACAATAGACGATAATTAATTAGGCTCTTTGTTTCTCTATATCTCTATTCAATGAGGGGTTGACCGTGGGTTGACCCCTTTTTGTTTTAAAACGAATTACGTATTTTCCGTTATATTAGTATGATAGTTATTACGCCAACGGCTGAATACAAAACTTTACAAATTGTACCGCGATATTCCACAGCGGATAGTTGCGTTTTTAGGGACGACAGCACAAATACGGAACAAACATTCACTATCATGTCATTTACTGAATTAGAATACACTTTTCAGTTGATTTTGGACATTGATGTAGCTTTAATTGAGAACCATTTCTACGACCTTAAATTGTACGACGGAACAACCGTTGTATTTTACGACAAGGTTTTCGTGACAAGTCAAGACATTTCTACATTCAGCGTAAACAATTACCCTAACAATACATCTCAGTACGTGCCAAACGTAACGACAAACGAATACATTACCTATGAATAATATACACGTAGTAGATTTAGCACGATATGAAAGCCCGGTTGTACACGAAAACAGCCGCGATAATTGGGTTGATTACGGGGAAGACAATAATTACTTTCAATACCTTATTGATAGATATACATACAGCCCCACAAATAACGCGATTATAAACAATATAGCTAAGTTAATCTACGGTCGTGGACTGAATGCCTTAGATGCGTCTAAAAAGCCCGACCAGTACGCCCAAATGCGTGTAATGTTTAATAAAGATTGCATTCGTAAAATGATTATGGATGCAAAGATGTTAGGGCAATTTGCTATTCAGGTTATTTACTCAAAAGACCATTCAAGGATTGATAAGGCATACCATATACCCGTACACCTTTTGCGTCCTGAAAAATGCAATAAAGACGGAGAAATAGAAGCGTATTACTATTCTGACAATTGGACGGACACAAAGAAGTTTCCACCAAAGCGTATTCCGTCTTTCGGTACGTCAAAAGAACAGATAGAAATACTTTACGTTCGTCCTTATTCAGTAGGACTTAAATACTTTGCGTTAGTTGACTACCAAGGTGCGTTGCCTTACGCGGTTTTAGAAGAGGAAATTGCAGACTATCTGATAAACGAGGTACAGAATAATTTTTCAGGCACGAAGCTGATTAATTTTAACAATGGAACGCCGACAGAAGAACAAATGGCGGACACCGAAAGATTAGTAAAATCAAAGCTAACGGGTTCAAAAGGCGAACGAGTTATAATATCATTTAACAACAATAAAGAACAAGCTACCGAAGTAATAGACGTACCGCTAAATGACGCCCCTTCGCATTATGAATATCTTTCGGATGAATGTATGAGGAAAATAATGTTAGGACATAACGTTACGTCGCCTTTGCTTTTTGGCGTTTCAAGTTCAAACGGGTTTTCAAGCAACGCGGACGAACTTAAAAATTCGTTTATTCTTTATTATAACATGGTTGTACGTCCATATCAAGAGTTAATTTTAGATGCGTTAGACAGAATTTTAGCGTACAATGGCGTGAATTTAAAGTTGTATTTTGAAACGTTGAAGCCGTTAGAGTTTACGGATGCGTCTGGTAAGGTTGAAGAAGAGGACGTAAGTTTATCGAAAGTTGACCCTGTGGATATTTTGATAGGTTTAGGCGAAGACCCGAACCCCGAATGGGTTTTAATAGATGAATTTGAGGTTGACTACGACAACGACGACGCGGAAAACGAACTATTGAATACAGAACCTAAACAAAGTTTTTTATCTAAGGTTGTTAACCTTGTTTCGACGGGAACACCAAAGCCGAATATAAAAAGCGAACAGGACAAAGTAATTAACGGCATTCAATTTTTAACGCGATATGTTTACGCTGGTGAAACGGGCGGTAAAAGCGGTAAGCCAAGACCATTTTGTGTTAAAATGATGGAAGCGGGTAAGATTTACCGAAAGGAAGATATTATTCGAATGGAGAAAATACCCGTCAATCCGGGTTGGGGGCCACGTGGCACAAATACGTACAGCATTTGGAAATATAAAGGCGGCGGTAATTGTTACCATAGATGGAATAAACAAGTTTACGCAACGTTTGAGGGTATGGATATTGACGTTGAAGACCCACTTGTAAAACAGATTGCGGGACGCAAAGCGGAAAAGATGGGTTACGTAGTTAAGAACCCTTCATTCGTGGCGCAACGACCTATTGAAATGCCTAACCGCGCATTCCTACCAAAACGAAAATAACATGGCAGAAGCACTACTTATAACACGCGACGATTTAGTACGTTTAACCGCGTTAGGTGGAAACGTTGATACGGATAAATTCATTCAGTTCATTAAGATTGCGCAGGATATTTACATTCAGCAGTATTTAGGTACGCAGTTGTTTAATAAGATAAAGACGGACATAGAAAATAACACGTTAGCAAGTCCCTATTTAGAGTTATTAGAAACGTATATAAAGCCTATGTTGATACATTGGGCAATGGTTGAGTATTTACCCTTTGCAGCGTACACGATTGCGAATAAAGGAATGTATAAGCACAATTCAGAGAACGCAACTAACGTAGAAAAAAACGAGGTTGACTATTTAGTAGAAAAAGAACGTTCCATTGCACAGCATTACACACAACGATTTATTGACTACATAGGAAGCTACAATAACTTGTACCCCGAATACAACGAATATCAGAGCGGGGATATGTCCGCGAGTGCAAACAATTACTTTCGGGGATGGTATCTATAAAGAAAACGTACAAACCGAAGCGCGACAATATACAGAAATTAACCGCGTACATAAAGACGATAAAAAATGAAAAGTTTCAGCCAATTCACACAGGCAACAGACCTAACAAATGACGACCTTCTATTGATTAGTCAATGGGACGGCGTAAGCGCATACGAAACAAAGTACATAAACGCGAACCTTTGCGAGTCAGTAAGCAAAAAGGAGTTCATTGCAATGATTGAACAAACGGGAACGAGCGCACCAACCTTGACCATAAAAAAAGACGATTTCAACGACACATATACAACTTCTTATATTGCAGTAGGCGTATATGAAATAGTGGGTTTTGGAAACATTTTAACAGGTGACGAAGAAATGAATATAAACAGCGCGTCTTTAATAGAAGATAGGTTTGTGAACATATCGAACCAAGCGGCAGACACAATTGCGGTAAAATCTTTTGACGGAACGGCAACGGCAACGGATGGAATTTTAGGCGGTGCATCAAAGACATACATTCACGTTATACAATACCAATAAATGAAGACTTATTTTACTACCTTATTAGCGAGTTTAACGGCACTTCTCACACCTATTAAGCCTTTGATATTAATGGCATTCTTTGCGATTGTTTTAGATACGTATTTTGGTATATGGAAAACGGTACGGTTAAAAGGTTGGGCAGGGGTACGGAGTAGAAGACTAAGCGACACGATAACAAAAAGCCTTTTGTACGTTGGTGCAATCATTGTTATTTTTTTAGCGGAAAAGTATATTTTATTCGACGTCTTCCAAAGTTACACCAGTGTTGAATTTATGTTGACTAAATTGTTTACGCTTTTCTGTTTAATGACCGAGGTAAAAAGTATGTCCGAAAGTTACAAAGAGGTGACAGGTAAAAACCTTTGGAGAGCGTTTTTTATGTTCGTACAAAGAACCCGCGAAAACCGTAAATAATGGCGTTGAAGTCCACATGGCGTAAAGTAGAAGAACTCGAAGCGGGTAAACAAGATAACCTTGTTTCGGGTACTAACATAAAGACGATTAACGGCAGTTCGATATTAGGCAGCGGAAATTTAGTTGTAAGCGGTGGAGGTGGTATTTCGGACGGTGACAAAGGCGACATAACGGTAAGTGGTTCGGGTTCGGTTTGGACTATTGATAACGGCGCGGTAACAAACGCAAAAATTACCGCCGTTGACGCAACAAAGGTAACGGAAGACGCAACACACAGATTTGTAACGGACACCGAAAAAAGTACATGGAACGGAAAACAAGATTTGTTAGTTTCGGGTACGAATATAAAGACTATTAATTCTACGTCGTTATTGGGTAGTGGGAATGTAGCGGTTCAAGAAACGTTAGTAAGTGCAACCAACATAAAGACGATAAACGGAAGTTCTATTTTAGGTTCGGGAAACCTTACGATAAATAATAGCCCATCATTGGGCATCGTCACAGGAACGAACGTAACAGGCGTCACAGCTCTAACAAAGAGCGCAACGATTACACTCACATCGAATACAATAAGCGCAACAAGTATATTGGAAATTGAAGCACGGGCAATAAGAGTAGCAGTTACTACGGGAACTATTGCTTTTCAGTTTTACATAAACACCTCAGACACGTTGACAGGCGCAACGTTGTTAGGGGTTGGTTTAAACATGACAAACTCACAGTGGTTCTCACAAATACGAAGGTCGTTATTTATCAATCCGTCTACGAATACCTTGACTTGCATAAACACGGGCGCAACGGTAAATGATGACTTTGTAGCAACGGGAACAAACGGAAGTATAACATTTGACGAAACACAAACTTATTATTTAATCTTTGCGGTGCAGCCTTCATCCACAGCAAGTACTTCGACGGTTCAATATGCTTTTGCAAAACGATATGTATAACATCACAAAAATAGAGGGTGGATTTCAGTACAACGATACGGAATATACTTTCGTAGAAATAGACGGACAACAATATCAAGTAATTAGTAACAGTCAGGTTCATATTTACACCGATTACGGAATTATCTTATTTGATTTGACGTGTACTATTAATGAAACGGCATACGATAACATAAACACTTTTATAAACGAGTTATATGGTTAGAAAATATACAGATGAGCAACTTATAAACAGGGTTGAACAGTTAGATTCTTTTAATGGCTTCCCACATGGAAGATGGATTTTAGGCGTAAGGTCAAATGAAGACACGCCGAACAAGTTTGATGATAAATTCTACGAGTTTGAAGGGGAGGAATGTATTCGTGTTTTGAGCGGAACAACGCATCCCGGTAAAACTATTTTGCAAAGTGGTTTTCTGGAATACAACCCAAAAGGCGCAGCGGTTGTACGTGCGGACAAATGGTATTACGACTTATGGAAATACGGACTACATAGACGCAAAATGCCCGCATTGTTACAGATAGGCGCAAAGATTGAAGTTTACAGAGATGGTGACAAAGATTTAAAGAGTGAAGAGTTGGGGAAACCTATTCCCGGATGGTATGGGATAAACTACCACACGAACACGTACAATTGGAGCGCGGCAAATTTGAAAATTAAAGCCGCTGACATCAACGCATGGTCAGCAGGTTGTCAAGTTACAAATGACCGTGAAAAGTACGTGGAACAGATGAAGTGGTATGAGAACGCACAAAAGACGAAAAAACAGGAATTTATAACCTATTGTTTAATTAACGAATTTGAACCATGAAAAAGGGCAGAAAGAAAAAGGATATTAACGTTGATATTGACACTAAAAACGTGGACTTGAATATCGAACGAAAAGAAGGAGAGTTAGAAGCTACTTTAGACACCCCAATTATTGATGTGTATGTCGAAAAGAAAGACGACAAAGTAAAAGTAAAGGTAAAGGCTGACGAGAATTTAACCAAAGTATTCCGAAATTTTCGTCAAAAGAAAAGCAACTACGAATGAACGTAATTAAGCACACCCGAAATATACATGAGTTTGAATTGCCTGACATGAAGTTTCAGTTGGCGGTTCTTTCGGATGTTCACTGGGACAACCCTAAATGTGACCGGGACAAGCTGAAAAAAGATTTGGAATACTGCGTAAAACACGAAATACCAATCTTTATAAACGGAGACCTATTTTGTTGTATGCAAGGAAAAGGCGACCCACGTCGAAATAAGAGCGATATACGACCCGAACACAACAACGCAAGATATTTAGATAGTATAGTTGAAACGGCGGTGGAATGGTGGAAACCTTACGCACACTTACTTACTGTTATTGGATATGGAAACCACGAAACGGGAATAATAAAGCACCAAGAAACGGACATTTTAGCGCGTTTTGTTGACCTATTGAACTATCAATGTAAAACGAACATACAAACGGGCGGATATGGTGGTTGGTTGTTGTTTACGCGGGAAGACAAAAGCCGAAAATTAAGGGTCAGAGCCAAGTACCACCATGGTTCAGGCGGCGGTGGAATAGTTACAAAGGGCGCGATAAACTTAACCCGTGCGTTGGAGATGTACGAAGATATGGACGTTTTCACAATGGGGCATATACACGAAAATTGGGCGCGAAATGACATGAGGGAAACGTTGGTTCACAGTCAGGCGGTAGGATTCGTGACTAATCAAAAGCATATACATTCAATGATTACAGGAACGTATAAAGATGAGTACGCGGACGGTTTCGGCGGTTGGCATATTGAACGAAATGCACCCGTAAAGATATTAGGCGGTCGAATTTTAAAGATACATTTTAAACCCGTTAACGGTAAATATATTTCGGATTTAGATTCAGTTACGTTCCCACGATAAAATAATTTTAAAAATAATTGTTAAAAAACTTGCATTGAATTGTGCAAAAGGTTTATATTTGTGTATAACAAAAAACAAAAGACATGAAAACTTTAATTTTAACATCCAACACTAACAGCCCATTTATTCACCACATGACAGTAGTTAGTGAAACTGAAAAGGCTTATAAATTAGAAAACGAATACAAAACCTATTCGACATGGATACCAAAGTCAGCGCTTCAATTGGTAGACGATGTAATTGAAAGCTACACCTTTAAAATGTGGTTTCGAAAATTTGACAACGGTAACGCAATTGATAAAGCATTTAGATTATTTAACTAAAAAAAAACGAGGGGCGCGGCTCGGTTAACGCGCATTTTAAAATAAGAGATATGAAAAAAGTAGTAGACGACAATTTAGAGTTCAGCGCAGTTGAACTGCAAAAGTTAGAAGCCATGTTATATTTGGCGCATTGTAAGAATGTTCATTTTTACGGTAAGCAAAACCCTATAACAAAGTATTCTTTGCGGTCATGGGGACGTGTTTATAGCATAATGGAAAATAACGGTATTAAACCGGATTTTAAATTACCAGAACACGATGAAGCATACGAGTATTTAAATAACATTTAAAGAAATGAATTACAAAAAAAGGTCAGTCATTGAATTAGTTGGGATAATTGGTTCTTTGTGGATAGGATATGAAGTAGTAAAGTACATGATAATATATTTTTGAGTTATGAAATGTAGAAATTGCGACGGCACAGGAAACGAAGAAGTGTTTATAGGTTGTTCGCGCCCGGCATGGGATTGTTGCGGCGGTTGTGTTAGGGATTATTCGTGTTTTGTTTGTGATGGCAACGGCGAGTTGACTGCACCATTAAACGATTGGTATACGGTACGGTTGTTTGAGGTTCACGCAAAGTTGTTAAAACACGAACCTAAACACACAAAGTGGATTGAATCTATTGAATGCGATGTTAATGAATTTTTTTACCAAAAAGAACTTTATAAAATATGAAAACAGCAGTAGAATGGTTGATTCAGCAGATTGAAAAAGATAGCGATATTATTTTTTATGATAGAAATTTACATCCATATCAAGAGTATATTGAACAAGCTAAAGCAATGGAGAAACAGCAGATAATAGAAGCGTGTAACGTTATTCAAAATAGCATTGAATTGACAGATGATAAAAAAGGCTTTTTTGTCTTGGATGGTGAACACTATTATAATGAAACCTTTAAAAAAGAACAATGAAAACATACCACATAACATACTATATTTCCCGCGACGTAGAAAGCGACACGGGGGTACTATTAAGCGGAATAAGCGTACAAGCTGACAACGTTTTAGCAGCGGTAACGGAATACATTCACAGGATGGATGCGGAAGGCTTACCAGAAGTTGAAGAAATTAAATACATTTTAGAAGTATGAAAGATAAAATAGTAGAACAAGTGATAGAGCAATTTAAACAACGTTCAGAGCGTGGAATACAGAAATACGGAACTAACCTTGAACGAAACGATTTAACAACGTTAGAATGGCTTAAACACGCTCAGGAAGAAGCAATGGACTTCGTGTTGTATTTAGAAAAACTTAAAACGATAATCAAATGAAAACAATAGCATTAATTTTAACCCTATTTTTAACGGGTTTAACGAAGGGAAAAGCAACTTACTACGGTGAACATTGGACTGGGCGTTTAACAGCGTCAGGCGAAAGATTTCACGCGGATAGTTTAACGTGCGCTCACAAGACTTTACCGTTTGGGACGCTTTTAAAAGTTACCGAAATAAGCACTGGAAAAGAAATAATCGTAAAGGTGAATGATAGGTTGCCTTCATGGTCAAAAGTGTTAATAGATTTAACCTACGGAGCAGCCAAAAAAATGAACATGATTAAAAAAGGCGTAATGTATGTTCAAATAGAAAAAGTAGGAACACGTAAAATAGTGAAAAGATGAAAATAAATGTAGAGTTCACGCTTCCGGATAACGAAGTTGAGTACGACAATTTCAAGCAATCAGCAGAAATGCACAGCGTGTTATGGGAATTTAAAATGTACTTACGTAACAAAGTAAAATATGGCGATGTGTCCGACGCTGAATACGTAGTGTACAACGAAGTAAAAGAGGTATTTAACGAAATGTTGACAGATTATGGCGTTAAGTTGGATTGATTTAGCAATGATTGGAGTTTATTTAATAGGAGTAGCAACGGGAATGTTAATAGGATATATAGTATGGAACGAGAAGCATTAAGACAGCAAGTTGTTCGGTTGATAGAGAAACACGAACTAAAGAAAGAAGATAGGCACAGGGATTATTTATACCCGAGATATTTTTTAATGTGGGTATTGGTTAAAAAATGCAGGTTGTCGTTACAGGCAACTGGCGACCATTTCGATAAAGACCACAGCACGGTTATTCACGGAATAAAGATGCACGATATTTTTACAGATAGTCGGGATAGCATTTACGAATACTACATACGGGAGTTTAGGTCAGCGTTGGAAGTTCCCGAAGAAATAAGAACGTTGCAAGACGATGTGTTAAAATGTAGAAGTTTCGGTGAATTAAGAGTTATTAAAAAACGAATCAAAGAAGGTTTTTATTTATGAAATAATTTGTATATTGCAAAACGATTCCTTCCGACATTATAGAATCGAAATGTATTATTTGCCCTTTGTAATGAAGCAGAA